CGCTGTATCTTCCTCTACCATCTGAGCAGCAGTCTTACCAGTAGCAACACTACCAGTTAGAACAGCGTCAAGACGAGCCTTCAATTCATCATAAGATTTGAAGTTATTCGGTGCAAGAAACTCTTGTAGAGAGTATTCACCCTTATAGATTGCTTCCAACTCTTCATCAGAAGATTTCAATGCAGATACGGAATCGAACTCCGATTTATCGTAGTTCCAATAACCATCCACTTTACGAATCTTCAATTTGAAGTTCGCACCCTGCCAAAAATCGAAAGGATTGATAGCAGTTTCATCTTCAAATGCTGGTTGCATTGCTTCCATAAGTTTATCAAAGATTTTCTTTCCATATGCGTAAAGAAAAACTTTACCCTCATTTTCTGGATTAGCAGGATCACTCACAACATAAATGTTAGAGTAATACTTCAACTTCCTCTTTTGTTTACGAGCAAGTTCCTTATCACTCTCTACACCAGAATTCCACAACACTGTATTATATTCTGATACAGGATCTTTCTGGTTGATAGTGGTAAGAGAATTCTCGATATACCATTGTCCAGTTGGGCCTTGGAATGCATGATTCCAAACACGAACCCACGGCAACTCCTCACCTTCCATTGCAGGCAGGAATCGAATTACTGCGTAACCGTTGCCAGCCTTGTCAACTTGGGGTTTCCAAAGTCTTTCGTCTACATAAGACTTTTTCTCAGTTGTTGGGGATTCGTCCTTTTGGACTTGTTGTAGAAGTTTATCCAGAGAGTTCTGGTTTCTTAGTGCTGAAATAGACATATTTTTCTCCTATGTGTATATGTTTTTCGTATGTTTAAGTATTTCACATTATTCATTATATGATTTTATTTATACTATCATAAAGTTATACAATAGTCAAGAAGTAAATAGAGATTTTCTTGTTCTATGTATTCTAAATTATCATAGTCACGCCACTCTTCAATAAAGATATTACTATCATCAGTTCCAAGTGGGTGTTCGTTCACTTTCCAGAATTTCACATTAGGAAAGTCTGCAAAGTTTTGTGAGTGCTGCTGTATCCAATTTGTATATGGAGTAACAGCAGCCTCACTTGAAAGGTAGTTGTCTGTATCTTTATACAGATTGTTTACCTTCCCATTGACACTACCCATATCGAAACCAATCAGATATACATCTGTTGGTGATTCACTTTGTAGTGCAATTCTGACAGCAGTTGGGCCAGCGCTCCAACCACCAAATTCTTCTGGAATGATATGAACCTCATCATTCTCTTCAACCCAAGTAATCCATCTATGATGTTTTGATAACAACTCTTCAACTGTTTTTCTATCAGAACCAATCTTAACATGATGTTCAAACATCTGTTGCATTGCTCTTGGGTCAGTTCCATTCAATACAAATTGATTCCTTCCTTGTTTATTATTAGATATGGTAAATCCTTCTTCATCCCACATTGTTCCTTCAACAATCTGGTCATGCATCTCGGCAGGAAGTTTACTCCAACTTCTAAAGTAACACTTATTCTTTAGTGCATATCCACTAGTATAAACTTCATGTTGCATTCCACCATCAACACAAATAAGTGCGTCTGGTGTAAAGTCACGATATAGAGCATTACACCCATATACCTTACCAAGATGTTTCAATCCTTCTATATTAATATTCTTTCTGGATTGACCATTACCTAATATAAAGACTCGTTTCATTATGTTTTATCTGTCTCACTAGGATAATAAGAGTCATGTTTGATTTCACCGTAAACATATTGTCCAGTTCCAGACATGTCTTGTGTCCAACTAATTGAACGAGATGCTTCATCCCATTCTGCTGGTGTTGCATCATCAATAGAACAGTTCCGTTTAGGTTTCTTACCGTCCATCATCAGAACCCAATCAAGTTCTTGAATCAAACGATTATACCATTGTTTGTCGTGTTCATTGGATGCACGATTCATATCGTCTACCAATTGTTCAATTCTTGTTTTGATATACCTTTCCATTATAGTTTCTCCATTAGTGGGAAAATTTTAGCGATTTCTTTTGCACAAGCAACAGCAACTTCCATGTGTTCCTTTTGAGTTCCATTTGCAGAACGCAACTCAATATAATGAACCCACGAGCGTAGTGTTCCATTCATGTAAAGTCTTGTCTTAGTCAATCCTTCTGGAAGAACACAACGAGCCTGTTCCTTTGCAATACCATTTTCAATTGCCCATTCATACAATCCTTTCGCTTGATTGATGATACCGTGTTGGCGTCTACGCCATTCAGTAACCAACTCTTCTTTAGAAGCGTCAAGTTGAATAGATGGGTCTGTTTCAATCTCAACAGAGTTTTGTCGATTAGTAGGGTCTTGTAGTCTGCATTCTCTAATAACAAACTCATCACCCATTGCAGAAGGTTCTGCATACCGTTGACTAAACTCTTGGAAACTAAAACTACGATGACGCACAATTTGATGTGCAATATCACGAGTTGTTTCAATTTCAAGACAAGCACTTACCATCTCTAATGGACTCCAATGCTTGTGCTTCACGAGATACATAATCAATTTTTGTGCAGTTTGTTTATTGAACTGATTAGCCGGATTTGACACTCGAGCACAATAAGCAATTAGATCTTCAATGTTGTCTCCAACATATAAATCTTCTTTTGAAGGTTGACTATAACTAATCAACCTTGCATTTGTATTCATTTCTTTATATCCTTGTTCAGTCACATTCATTCTTTTTCTTCAAACTCCAATCACCGTTTGGTAATTCATCCCATATTAATGTATCGCCGACATCCCATCCTGCCTGATCTATGCAACCAGGCGGGAATTCGATGTATAAATCTTTAGTCTTACCGTCCTGTTGGACTTTGACTATCCATTTATTTTGTGACAATTGTTTGTAACGCATTCTATTTCATTTTCCAATAAATCACTTCGCCGTCTTTGGTTTGTAGTGGAATCGCTGGTGCATCATCAACATGTTCTGTTTTACCAACATATTCCCACTTCATGCCATCGGCACGATTTTCTTTCATTGTTTGAAAGAAGTCTGCATTTTCATAAACAAACATCCCACTTGCAAGTGCAACGATAAATGTTATCATATGAGTTCTCCTCAGTTAAAATAAGCAGTTTATCATCATGCTTAGGATGGCCCACTCCTGTGACACCATCTGTTCAATTTTTTTACAAGGGGAACAGAACCCTATCATTGGTGCGTCTAGAGGGAGTCGAACCCCCACGCCTCTCAGCACTAGATCCTAAGTCTAGCGTGTCTACCAGTTCCACCATAGACGCAAACCTTTAATGTCGCCGCCTGTTAGGACGGTAGGTGCCTTTATTGGCAACCTCTGACATACGCTTTGTTAGGTCTTGATCACGCTTCACAAGTTCAGCGTTATCAAACTCTAGAGACTTAATTCGTGCATTTGCTTCATCAAGCTTCACACGATAGAAATCTCTTTCCCTAACAACTTCGTCTTGAACTGTAGATTGTTCTACACTCATCAGAAAGTCTCCTTTGTTAGTTTGAGTAGTTGACATTTACATTTCTCTTTGTCGTAATTGAGAAACGCACTATACTTAACAATCATTCTTCTTGTGTCAGGCCATATAATATCCTCATTCATATCTTTGTCAAATTGTTTTACATAGTTTAGCAATCCTTGTAGGATTACCATTGTCTCCAAACTAATTCTTTTAGCAAGGAAGTTCTTTAATAATACAGGATGTTTCCCCTTTTGTAAAGAGAAAATATCATCAAAATGTGATACTTGTGAAAATAAATATGACATATCTGTGATAAACTTGTATGTCATTGCTTGTTTGTTCTTAGACCATTCCAGATAATTTTCCTCTCTGAAATCTCCGATATAACCTTTGGGTGATTTAATAAAATTGGATACGAAATAATCTACAGTTTTTTCGTCATACTTTCGTGCAACTCTAGCAAAGAAGTTTCTGTCCTTTCGTTTTAAGAACGATGACTTGGATGCAGAAGTCCTACCACCATATCTGGCGTAGTCATAATCTGTTGTAAAATGTAATTTCAAACCAAGATATACTTGGTAGGCTTCCCATGCTTCCATAATGTTCTCAGATAGGTAATGTTGCTACTTTAGGCAAGAAATTTAACTCTCTTGCATCTGCTTCTAACTTTTCCTTGAGTGGTTTTGAAATAAGGGGCGCAATTGTGTCAGGCTCCATTTGGTTCTTTTCACAATAATCTAGGATTGCATCCATATAACTTATACCACCTTGTGATACCATACCTTCAATCACCACTGCAAATTTCTTTGGTGTCATCACTGATATCTCCTCTAGATTCATAATTTCCTTCCTTAGAGTGTGATAGGGGGCAGACGCCCACCCCCTATCGTAAATTTAGCAGAGCAGTCATATACTTCGACTGTTGCAGTAGAACTAACCGTAGTCCTACACGAGCGTATTAAGGCGCTACCCTATTCGTGTTCACCACCTTTATCTTGTGGATCAAGTTGAATTCTTTTACCATTATAAAACATACTTCTACTACGACTTGGAGTTG